GAACAAACCGGAACGTTTCGGCACGTTTCGGAAGAATTTGTCCCCTCCATGAGTCGCACAAACCCGTCCCTCGTTGACGGCCTCCGCGAGAACGAGCGCATGGCTGCCGAGCTTTTAGCCCGCGGCAAAACCTGCCGCGAAGTCTCCCGCGCCCTCGGCATCTCCGAGCGCGCCCTCTACAACTGGCGCAAGAAGCCTGTCGTCCAGCGCGCCATCTACGCACTGCAGCAGGAGCTAATCGACGTCTCCGAGTCGAAGGGCCTGGCGCTGATGCCCGACGCCATCGCCACGCTCACGGAGATCATGCACGACGAGAACGCCCGCGCCTCCGACCGCATCGCCGCCTCCCGCGCTTTGTTGAACGGCGCCGCGGCGTATCAGGAGCGCAAGATGCTTGAGCGCACAGTCTCTGACCTGGAATCCCAGATCTACGGCCTCCTCCAGATCCCCAGCGAAGCCGTCCCCGAGGACGCCGGCGACGATCTGGACCTGCTGAAATCCGCTGACCCCGAGGACGGCCCGGCCGCATGACCGCCTCCCTCGCCCAGCTCCAACGCCGGGCGGACCGCCTCCGCCTCGAACTGGCGAAACGCAAAGCCCGCTCCGCCAACTTCGACCCCACCCACCGCGTCACCAAGCTCCCCGGCGTCGAGGACTGGCCGTCCTTCGCGCGACGCACCTGGATCCGCACGGCCGGCACGGTGGCGCCTTTCGACCCGTACGCCTACCAGATCGACCTCGTCAACTCGATCAACGCCCACCCCAACACGATCATCAACAAGTCGCGCCAGATGGGCGCCTCCGAGACGGTCTGCTCCTACCTGCTCTGCCGCGCCCTCACCGAGCGCGGCTTCGCCGCCGTGATCTTCTCGAAGACCCAACAAGACGCCTCCGAGCTCGGCCGCCGCGTGCGCGCCATGGCGAACTCCATCGAGGGCGAGTCGATCCGCTACCTCACCGACTCCAACACCCAGATCGCCATCGAAGGCCGGGGCACTTTGTATTTCCTGCCCGCCTCACCCCGCGCCGCCCGCGGCATCCCCAGCTGCTCCGTCCTCTTCATGGACGAAGGCGCCTTCCTCGACGGCGCCGCGGAGATCTATAGGGGCGCCATGCCCACGTTGTCCATGGTGGGCGAGCGCGCCAAGGTCATCGTCACCTCGACGCCCGACACCGAGCTCGACTGGTTCGGCCAGCTCTGGCACCAAGGCACCCCACCCGACTGGTACGACTACGTCAAGGGCCGCCGCATCCGCGAGCTCAACAGCCGCCTCGCCCAGGTCAACGACTCCTGGAACCGCGTCGCGATCCACTACTCCCAGCACCCCGTCTACGGCGCCGACCCCGAGTGGGCCCGCTCCACCCGCGAGTCGCGCCGGATGACCCAAGCCGCATGGGACTCCGAGTACGAGCTGGCCTTTGGCGCCACTGACACCCAGATCTACCCATCCGCCCTGGTCCGCCGCGCCTCCCGCGGCCACTGGCGCGAGTGCGGCTCCATCGGGCGCACCTACGTCATCGGCGTCGACCCCAACGCCGGCGGCAACGACTACTTCACAGCGATCGTCCTGGACATCACCGAGCGCCCCTACGAAGTCGTGGGGATGTATCACGAGAACGGCAAGAGCACCGACTACAGCTTGCGCCATGTAAAAGCCCTGATTGAGGATTACCTTCCGCAGCGGGTAATCGTGGAGAAGCAAGCGATGGGCGCCGTCATCGCCGAAGCGCTGGCCACCGTCTTACCCAACTACGCTATCGAAACTTTCAGCACCAGCCGCCCGAGCAAAGTCGTCGCCACCGACCGCATCCTCTTCCTGCTCGAGCACGACGAACTGATCTTCCCCGAGGGCGTTATCGGCGACGAGCTCCGCGCCTTCCAGCAAAAGGAATCCGGCAACCGCGAAGCCGCCTCTGGCGCCCACGACGACTGCGTGATGGCACTGGCGTTTGCCTGCCACGCCATCCCCGAAACACCTAACACCGCCAGCTTCTTCGCCCACATTTAATGTCTGTCAGCTATTACCGCAAAAAACTCAGCGACCGCGATTACTACTTATCGCAAGCGCTCCGCCCCCAACGCGCCGACGCCTTCTCGCAGTACCGCGGCGTCACGAAGGGCACGGCCACCCACCCCTACCGAGTCGCGCTCACCCACAAGGGCGTTCGCCACCACATCGGGCTGTTCACCGACGAACTCGAAGCCGCCCGCGCCTACAACGAGGCCGCGCTCCACATCATTGGGGACTACGCCGTCCTCAACGACGTGCCCCCGAGCCAGTCACAGATCGCCGCCTCCCGCCCCGGGTCCCAGAACACTTGGTGACGGAACCACGCGATCCAGTCCTCGGTGCCCTTGGCCCGGTTGCACCCCGAGCACGCCGCTACGAGGTTTCGCGCCGTCGTCGGTCCCCCGCGCCGCTTCGCCTTGACGTGATCCAACGTGCCCGCCGGAGCTCCGCAATACGCGCAAGCGCACCCCCAGGAATCCAAGATTCCTTGGCGAAAACGCAACTTCGCGCACCGCTTCGAGCAAAGGACGGACCCATCAATGTGATGGTCCACCATGCGCTGCCATGGTCGCTTCACCAGGCTACCGGCGCCGCTCCACCGAGCGAACCACTCCCAAACTTTTAATGTATTTCCCGACTTACGCACGATCCTTTCGACTTACGCACAAAACCCCCCGAGTTTGACGCCTGAAGGCCAACTTCTATACGCTCAACACTGTCTTTGTAAAGACAGCTTTTTGGTGCAAACTTTTGCACTCCAGCGATACGCTTTGAACATCGCCCCTCGCCCACACCGCCGTGGAGCATGTTCCTACCGATACATTCCGGAACGATAAAAGTAGTATTAGGAATGACGGCGCACTTGTTAACGTCCTCACCGGCATGGGTACACCTGCCAAGGACAAAACAGTTAGCACCGTTGTCGGCTCACGAACCTTCCTAGCCGAGAGCGAACTCGAAGCGCTCTATACCCACGGCATTCCCCGTCGCTACGTCGACGCGATTTCCGACGAGATCCTGCGCCACCGCACCACGATCAAGCTCGGGGGCGACGACGAACCCCAAGCCAACGACCTCATCGCTGGCTTCGAGGAGTACCTCAAGAACACCCAGTTCCACCAGGCCCTTGCCGAGGTGGTCAAGCTCCAGCGTCTCTACGGCGGTGCCGGTCTGGTCCTACTGATCGACGACGGCCTCGAACCCGATGAGCCCGTCGACCTCACTCGCATCCGCGCTGTCCGCGGCTACGTCCCCCTGTCGCGCCACGAGCTGATCCCCGAGGACTACTCGATCACCGACTACTCCAAGCCATCCCACTACCGGATCACGACGTCCCAGCGCCTAACCGCCGACCAACAGGGCAGCTATGTCAATGTGCGCATACACTCATCGCGCGTGGCGCGTTTCGACGGCCTCTACCTGCCCTGGAACGTCCGCGTCCGCAACACCGGCTGGGGCCAATCCGTCCTCCAACTGATCTGGGAGTCCTTCAAGCGCTACGAGAGCGCCATGGCCGGCCTGGAGTCGATGACCACCGATTCCGACCTCTTCGTCCACAAGATCCCCGGCCTCTTCAACCGCGTCGCCTCCGGCAACGAGGCCGACCTGCGCAAGCGCCTCGAAGCCAACAACCTCAGCCGCAGTGTCTACGGCGGCATGGTCGTCGACGTCGAAGAGGACCTGCAGTTCCTCAACCGCGCCCTGAGCAACATCGCCTCAGCGACCGACCCCTTCGTCAAGGACCTCCAAGCCGCCACCGGCTGGCCGGCCTCAATCCTGATGGGCGACAGCCCCGGTGGCCTTGGCAAAGAAGGCCGCTTCGAGGAGCGCGTCTGGGCTTCCCTCGTCGAGCGCTGGCAGGAGGTCTACTGCCGCACTCCGATCACCGAGGTCTTCCAGTACATCCTCGTCTCACGCGAAGGACCAACCCGCGGCCGCCCCCCACAAAGCTGGGCCGTCGAGTTCCCCAGCGTCTTCACCGAGACCGACACCGAGCGCGCCGCCTTACGTCTCCAAGTAGCGCAGGTCGACGCCCAGTACATCAACCTCGGTGTCCTCAACGCCATCGAAGTGCGCGAAGCCCGCTTCGGCGGCACCGAATACAGCATCGACACGACCCTCAACGAGGCGGTCACCGAGCAGCTGA